ATACTAAGTTGAAGCAGCAACAGATCGCTGGCGAAGTATCGTGGGAAGCATCTGCTGTTGACCAGATGAAAGGCAGCTGGAAAGACGAATTCGTTTTACTTGCCCTGATGATTCCCGCAATTTTGGTCTTCATTCCCGGAATGACGGAACACGTGGAACGAGGCTTTGAGGCACTCCATAAATTGCCGGATTATTATAAGCACCTCTTATATTTAAGCTGTAGCGTCAGCATGGGCGTCAGAATGGCTCCGGGTGTTAAAGGATTATTTAAGAAAAAGTGATAACACCAGAGAGACTTAGTGCGTGGAGAATATTTCCGCGTTTATTAATTACCTTGTATGGTGTTGCTTTTTGGCGTACAACGGAATGGTTTATGCAACTGCCTGATCCAACAAATGCGCAATCAGCATTTGTTTCGGTTATTGTAGGTGCAGGAGCCGCATGGTTTGGTCTCTATGTAGGAGGTACCAGACCAGCAAAAGCAAAATCTGAGGACAAAGAATAAAATAGGATACTATGACAATTGTCGATTTTCTCGACGACCTAAGAAAGATTTTAGATACCAAGCGCAACCAGATTAGAGACATAATGTTGACGGGGGGCGTCGATGATTATAGTAATTATCAGAATTTAGTGGGACAAGTAAAGTCTCTCGACTATGTCGAACAGGAAGTAAAAGACCTGCTAGAAAAAAGGAAAGTTATACGAAATGAATAAAACAGATACAGTAATACCCGACAGAGTATTCAAGTTTAACGAGTCTGTTCAAAAAAACAATGGGACAATAGAGGAAAAGCAAGTTATTGATCCTAAAAAAATTACACCAAAATTAAAAAGTATGTTACCTCAACCTACGGGATGGCGTCTTATGGTATTGCCCTATCGTGGAACGGGTAAGACTAAAGGTGGTTTACTTTTACCAGACGAAACAGTTCAAGTTTATAACGCAGCGACAGTTTGTGGTTATGTTATAAGTTCTGGGCCTGACGCATATAAAGATACTTCTAAATTTCCAGATGGACCCTGGTGCAAGGAAAAGGATTGGGTAATATTTGGACGTTATGCTGGAGCAAGACTTCAGATAGAGGGAGGAGAAATTAGACTTTTAAACGATGATGAAATACTCGCAACAATCAGTAATCCTGAAGATATACTGCACATTTATTAACATGGAGGCACCATGCCAGAAGAACTAAAAAAAGAAACACCGATGGTTGATATTGATACATCCGGTGATGCTGTTGATGTTGTTCTCAAAGATGAGGAGAAGATAGAAACAGAAAAAATGGAAACTACTCCTGATACTGACACACCTAAGGTAGAAACAGCAAACGAAGAGGAGCTCGAAGATTACAGCGACAAGGTAAAAAGTCGAATCAATAAATTAACTGGAAAGCTTCGAGAATCAGAAAGAAGAGAAAAAGCTGCTATTGATTATGCTCAAAAAGTAGCTACTGAAAATAAAACTGTAAAAAATAAGCTGAATTCTCTTGATTCTTCCTATTTAGAACAGTATAAAGCTAGAACAGAAGCTGAAACTGTACAAGCAAAAAAAACCTTGCAACAAGCAATTGAAGCAGGGGATGTTGATGCACAGGTAGAGGCTCAAGCAGCTCTTTCAAGACTTGCGATAGACCAACAGCGTCACGCAGAGTCGGCGGAAGAGAGAAAATTGGCGAAAGAACAAGCTGTAGATAAACCTACAGAATCTTTTCAACCAAAACCTGCTAAAAGAGTTGATCCCAAAGCTGAGTCATGGGCGGAAAAAAATCCATGGTTCGGTACTGATGAACCGATGACATACGCCAGTTTTGGCCTACATCGTCGATTAGTCACAGAAGGATTTGACCCGAACTCAGATGAGTATTATACTGAGATCGACAAAAGAATAAGAACAGAGTTTCCCCACAAGTTCAAGGACGAAGGGGGATCGGTAAACGGAAGCGCTAAACCCGTCCAAACAGTAGCTTCTGCGAGCAGAGTCTCAACCGCAAAATCAGGACGCAAAACCGTTAGATTAACGCCGAGCCAAGTCCATATCGCCAAAAGACTTGGAGTACCCTTGGAAGAATATGCAAAATACGTGAAGGAGGATGCATGACTACAATAAAGAAGACCTCACGCACCGCTGAGACTAGAGAAAAAAAATCTAGACCGCAACCCTGGCGCCCGCCATCAGCATTAGATGCACCTGAACCGCCTCCAGGTTTTAAACATAGGTGGCTTCGAGTGGAATCACTCGGCTTTGACGACAAGAAAAACATAAGTTCTCGTTTACGGGAAGGGTTTGAATTAGTCAGAGCGGAAGAATATCCAGACTTTGAAGCTCCTACGATTGATAATGGAAAGCATGCCGGTGTTATTGGAGTTGGTGGACTAGTGTTGGCTCGCATACCAACAGAAATTGTTGAACAGCGAAATAAGTATTTTGCTGAAAAAACAGATTCCCAAATGGAAGCTGTCGACAATAATCTGTTTCGAGAACAACACCCAAGTATGCCTATTCATTCTAATAGGGATACAAGAGTAACGTTTGGCGGCGGCAAGAAATAGGTTTTTGTTGTTTGCCAAATGAATCAAACCTAACTTGGTTTGGCATTAATCTATTGGAGGATTAAACATGGCAAATAAAGATGCTGCGTTTGGTTTTAGACCTGTACGACACCTTAGTGGTGGCGAGATCAAAAGAAGCGAATATGATATTGCGGCAAACTACGGTACTGCTATTTACAAAGGACAAGCTGTTAAGGCTGTTACTGCGGGCGGTGTTGAAGCTGCTGCGGCTGGGAACGTAGTTCTTGGCATATTTTATGGCTGTTTCTACACTGATCCTACAACTAATAAACCAACATGGAGTAATCACTATCCAGCAAGCACAAATGCTTCGGATATTAAGGCGTATGTTTATGATGATCCTAGAATCGTATTTGAAGTACAACACGACGGAACAGGCACTGAAGCAATGAATTTCGGTGGATTTGACTTGGTAGGAACGAGCGGAAGCACGTTAACCGGGGCATCTTCGCAGGAATTAGACACTTCTACAGTGACTACTGCTGGTCAGTTTAAACAAATAGGAATTTCTGTGGATCCCGATAATAGCGACACAAGTGCTGACAATTGTAACGCGTATGTGGTACCTAATACTGGGGAACACACTTGGTTACTGACAACTGCATTAGCATAGGAGATATAAATGGCAATTTCTAGATCACAACTAGTAAAAGAGCTTGAGCCTGGGCTAAACGCATTGTTTGGAATGGAGCACGCTCGTTACGATAACGAATGGTCACAAATTTTTGCAACTGAAAACTCAGACAGAGCTTTTGAAGAAGAAGTAGAGCTTTCTGGTTTCGGTAATGCGAAAGTAAAATCTGAAGGAGAATCAGTCGAATTTGACGATGCTCAAGAAGCGTTTACTTCCCGTTACACTCACGAAACTGTAGCTCTTGCTTTCTCAATAACTGAAGAAGCTGTAGAGGATAACCTTTACGACAGTCTAAGTTCAAGGTACACAAAAGCTTTGGCACGTTCGATGGCTAACGCTAAAGAAGTAAAAGGAGCAAATGTTCTTAACAGAGCATTTAACTCTTCTTACACTGGAGGCGATGGCCTTGAATTATGTTCTACCGCCCACATTACTGTGGCTGGTGGTAATTATAAAAATGAGCTCACTACTGCTGCGGATCTCAATGAAACATCTTTAGAGCAAGCAATGATTGATATTGCAGGCTTTATTGATAATAGAGGTCTAAAGGTCGCTGTTAAGGCACGTAAAATGATCATTCCGGTCAATTTACAGTTCATAGCTGAAAGATTATTGAAGACTGACCTCAGAGTAGGCACAGCGGATAACGACATCAATGCTTCAAAAAGCATGAACGTTGTTCCTGAAGGCTACACTGTTAATCATTATCTATCGGATACTGATGCATTCTTCATTATCACTGACGCGCCTAATGGCTTGAAATATTTTAACCGTGCACCGGTTAAAACAAGCATGGAAGGTGATTTTAATACTGGAAACGTTAAATACAAAGCTAGAGAAAGATACAGCTTCGGCTGGTCTGACCCTAGAGGTATTTTTGGTTCTCCAGGAGCTTAGATAAATATTTAAAAGGGCGAGGTAATCTCGCCCTTTTACCCCTAGCATTAATTAGTTATGCAGACTGGCTGGGCAGACGGTATAGAGACGGCATAACAAAAGGTCTATACGACCAAGGAGAAAATTATGGCTAAATCAACTTTTTCGGGTCCAATACGATCTGAAGATACTTTAAAAACAGTAAGTAAAAACGCTACTACTGGAGCAGTTACTGAAATCATCACTATGGGTGATGGGCCTGTTACATTGGGAGATGAAGATAAAACACTTACTAACGCAACACATAGTGGAAGACTACTTGTAATTCCAGCTATTACAGCGAATAGAACAATTACATTACCATCACCGGTTGCTGGTGCACACTTTAAATTTATTTATGGTGGAGCGGCAGAAGAAGCAGAAAACATTATCTTTGACACAGGAGCTGATGCTAACTACTTCATTGGTGGTGTTGTTCATGCAGATTCAAATGCTGATAACGTAACTATTTATGCTGATGGAAACTCTAACTCAACTTTAACTCTTACAGATTTTGGTGGTATGGAGATTAACATTTTAGCTAAAGATAGTACCAATTGGCTAATTTGGGGTTACTCAGAAGGCGCAGATGCACCTGCATTCGCGGACCAATAAAATAATATAGTGGGGCTTTGGCCCCACTAACTTTTTAATTAGGAGAAAATTTTATGGAAATAAAATCGGTAAATATTACAAGTGCCACTACAACAACTGTGTTCAATGGTCCTGGAAGAATATTAGGAGTTTCATGGGTACAACCCTATAATGTTGCGGCAGGCACTATTACTTTATTGGATAGTTCCACAACTGTGGCAGTTATTGATGTACCAAGAACAAATGACTCGGATGCAGGAGACAGTAAATCCGTAGCTGGTTCTATCATGTTTCCTCATCAAGGATTTAGATGCGAGACAAGTATTAAATGCACGAATGCTGTAACTACACATGTGAC